ATAAGGGTGTAAAGTTTTATTGGAATTGTGAAGTTAAAGAAATCAATTTCAATAATAATTTAGTAAAATCTCAATTTGATATGGAGGTAGTAGAAGGATTTGGTAATCATTATGACTTTGAATATGATGAACTCATATTCGCTGTAGGTAAATCAGGTATTGATTTTGGTAAAAAATTAGCTGATAACTACCAATTACCAACAGAACCAAAATCAGTACAAATTGGAGTACGTTTTGAAGCACCACAAAAATACTTCCAACGTCTAATTGATATTAGTTATGATTTTAAACTATATCAAAAGTTTAATAATGTATCATTACGTTCATTTTGTACTAATAATAATGCAGCTTATGTAGCAGTAGAAAAAACATATGGTGATATTAGTTATAACGGCCATGCTAAAAAAGGTGAAGAGTTTAGAAATGATATGACTAACTTTGGTATTTTAATGGAAATTAAAGGTATTGAAAATCCATTTGAATGGTCAAGAGAAGTAGTAAGTAAATTACAATTTAGAAATATTGGATTATATTATAGCCCATCTCGCACACCATCACAAACATCTGAAGGCGAAAATGTTAACGCAGTTCAAATTTTTAATCTAAATCAATTTAAAGAAGTAATGGGTGAATACGCTGATTATATTATTAACTTTATTGAACAGATGAATAAAGTATTTGAATTTGGTGATGATTGGGGAATGTATATCCCTGAGGTAAAATATTTGAGTCCTGAGCCACTAGTTGATTATACTAATTTAGCCTTAACTGAATATCCTAATGTACATTTTGTAGGAGATGCATTAAGTGCTAGAGGTATAACAGTTAGTGGTGCACAAGGAATTTATGTAGCTGAAAATTTATTAAAATAAAGTATGAAAACAATAATTGATTTTACAACTAGTCTACCCTTAACAGTAGGTTCCCCTATAATCTCTATACACCCTGAAGATATTAGTGAATTTGGTTCACAAATTAGTGTAGAGTATATTGATGATACCACAAACGAATTATTAGCTACCAAAAATATATTAGCTGATTTTAAACCCGTTCCTGGAGTTAGACAATATTATACTAAATGGAAACTAAATTTTAAAGATGAGAATGGAAATATTTTACTTACTCATACTTTAGATTTAGAAAATAAAACAGTATTTATTAAAATGGATGCTAGGGCACTAGGAGATAATTTAGCATGGATTGATTATGTAGAACAATTTAGGGTTAAACACAAATGTAATATAATTTGCTCTTCATTTTTTAATGAATTATTCGAACAAACATACCCAGACATAATGTTTGTAGCTCCTAATACTAAAATTGCTAACGTCCCTGCTCAATACTATATAGGTACTAATAATACCTATAACCCTGTGTATCAACCTAGTTTGTATTTAAATAATCCATTGCAAAAAATAGCAACAGATATTTTAGGATTAGAATATAAAGAAGCAAAACCAAGAATTAACTATCCTAATGTTGTTCGTAAGAAAAAAGTATGTTTAAGTGAATATGCTAGTCTAAAAACTAAAGAATGGAACATTATAGGAGGTTGGCAAGCAATTGTTGATTTATTTAATGAGTATGGATATGAAGTTGTAGTAATTAGTAAAGAATACTCATATTTAAAAAATGTTACTAATAAATCTGGTGATTATCCATTAGAAGATCGTATTAAAGATTTAGCTGAATCTGAATTTTTTATAGGTAATTCATCTGGGTTATCTTGGTTAGCATGGGGTTGCAACGCTCATGTATTTTTGATAAGTGATTTTACTCCTCCTTATCATGAGCCAACTGAAAATATTACTAGAATATATAATAAAGAATATCCAAGAGATATAATTAAATATGAAGAAGTATTAAACCCTGTTTCTAAAGAAGAAGTATTAAAAGTTATAGAAAATAAATTAAAATCAAAATAATATGTCAATTGACCCAACGTTGCAAGTTAAAAAGTACACTTCCCCTGACGGAACAGTACGTTATGTTAAAGATGGTAAACTTCATAACTGGGATGGACCAGCACTGATTACCCCAGAAGGTAGAGAAGAATATTATATTAATGGTACCCAACATTCTAAAGATAGTCATAAAAAGGCTAAAAAAGATGGTGTAGGATTACCATGGTATAAATCAAGTGTGGCTAAAGCTAGATTTTAATTATCTTTATAGTATGAAAATAGGATTTTGTGGGACAATGAGTGTAGGTAAGTCTACATTAGTAAATGCGTTAAAGGAATTACCTGAATTTAAAGATTATTATTTTGCTACTGAGCGTAGTAAATATTTACGTGATTTAGGTATTCCATTAAATACAGATAGTACATTAAAAGGACAAACAATATTCTTAGCTGAACGTTGTTCTGAGTTAATGCGTGAAAATGTTATTACTGATAGAACAATTATTGATGTAATGTCATTTGCTAAATGTGCTAATTCAATTCGTGATAAAGATAAAGTAGCATTTACTACTTATGCTGCTCCATTAATTGAAGAATATGATTATATATTTTATGTATCACCTATTGGAGTTGATATTGAAGATAATGGAGTTAGAGAAACAGATGCTAATTATCGTAAGTTAATTGATATGACTATTAGAGGTACTATCAATGAAAATTTAAATTATATTCAAAACTTTGGTATCATAGCCGGCACTACTGAGGAAAGAATTAAACAAATTAAATCTTATTTGAGATTTTGATATATTTATAACAAATCTTAAATAATTCAATACATGAAACAAATTAGTCTCCTTAGAAAATTAATCAAAGAAACCATAGAAGAAGTATCCCTAGAGGAAATGGCTCGAATTGCTGATGTTTATGCATTAGCAGACAATTGGGAAGAAAAATATAAAGCAATGAAACCATCTTCTCAAACAGATCGTGTTATTAAATTTATGACTAACCCCCCGATGGATGAAGAAACTGGAGAGCCACTTGCTGCTACTAAAACCAACATCTCAGATGAATACTTTAATTCGAATCAACCACCAGCTAATACAACAGTAAATAAATTATTAGATGCTGGTATTTTAGTAATTGCTGGTAAGGAAAAAGAAAAACAAGTAAAAGCACCTTCTACAGGTCTAAGAGGTCGTAAAAAAGAAATAGATACTATATTGAAAACAGTTGGAGATGATGTATCTAGAAAATTCGCTAGAGGAAACACTGATTTTACAAACGAAGAAAAAGATTATATTAAAGCCCTAGCTAAAGCAATTAGTGGTAAAAAATAATATTAAAAAATAGTTATGAGTGAATCCCCAAATCCAAATATTAGGGATATAATTCGTGAAGAGTTTGTAAAGTGCGCCCAAGATCCGGCGCACTTTATGAACAAATACTGTTTTATCCAACATCCTCAAAGAGGTAGAATTCATTTTAATTTATACCCATTTCAAGGTAAAGTATTACGTTTATGGAGAGATAATCCATACTCTGTAGTACTTAAATCTCGTCAATTAGGTATATCAACATTAGCAGCAGGATATTCTTTATGGTTAATGATGTTCCATAAAGATAAAAACGTGTTATGTATAGCAACTAAACAAGAAACTGCTCGTAACATGGTAACCAAAGTTAAGTACATGTTTGATAACTTACCTTCTTGGTTAAAAATACCTGCTGAAGAAAATAATAAACTTTCTTTACGACTTAATAATGGATCTCAGATTAAAGCAACATCTGCAAGTAGTGATGCTGGCCGATCAGAAGCAGTATCTTTATTGTTAATTGACGAAGCAGCATTTATTGAAGGAATTGGTGAAATATGGGCATCAGCTCAACAAACCTTAGCAACAGGTGGTGGTGCGATTGTATTATCTACTCCATATGGTACAGGTAACTGGTTCCATCAAACATGGGTTAGAGCAGAATCTCAAGAAAATGATTTTTTACCTATTAAACTACCGTGGTTTGTTCATCCTGAAAGAGATGAAGTTTGGAGGAAACGCCAAGATGAATTGCTAGGTGATCCTAGAATAGCCGCCCAAGAATGTGACTGTGACTTTAATACCTCAGGTGATGTAGTATTTTATGGTGAATGGCTTGAATTTTTATCTCAAACTACAGTTAAAGAACCATTAGAAAGGAGAGGAACTGATCAAAATTTATGGATTTGGGAACCTGCAGATTATTCTAGAGATTACATGGTTACAGCAGACGTTGCTCGAGGTGATGGTAAAGACTTTTCAACACTTCATGTAATTGATATTGCTACAAATACTCAAGTTGCTGAATATAAAGGTCAACTTCCTCCTAAAGAATTTGGTTATTTTTTAGTAGCTATTGCCACTGAATATAATCAAGCATTATTAGCAGTAGAAAATGCTAATATAGGGTGGGCAACATTGGATGCTATCCAAGAAAGAAACTACAGAAATTTATATTTCTCTACTAGATCAGACTCAGGAATGACAGCAGAATCATATTTAAATAAATATGAGAATCAAGATAACTTAGTTCCTGGGTTTACAATGTCACTTAGAACACGCCCTCTAATAGTAAATAAATTTAGAGAATATGTGGGTGATAGAAGTGTTACTATTCAATCCAAACGTTTAGTAGAAGAAATGAAGGTATTTATTTGGAAAAATGGTCGTCCTGAAGCTCAATCGGGATATAATGATGACTTAGTAATGAGTTTTGGTATTGCAATGTATTTAAGAGATACATCATTGAAATTTCAACAACAGAGTCTTGACCTTACAAGAAATGCTCTAAATAATATTACATCAACTAGGAGTCCTCTAAAAGGTGCGTATATTACAGGCACACCAGGTAATCCATATAATATGGATATCAATGGGCAACAGGAAGACCTAAGATGGTTGTTCTAATATTTATAAATAAAAACAATAATGGCAGATACTAATTTATTTACCCGATTACGAAGATTATTTTCAACAGATGTTATCATTCGTAATGCCGGAGG